CTATTTTTAAAGGGATAATAATTAAAAAGGACTATAGCCTATTTAAATCCTTATATATTAACCGAAATTTCTGCTCATTGGTTAATTATTATCCCTATATTATAAATATGAATGTTTTACAAATTTGATACATATTATTATTTAAAATATTTATTATATTATATCAGAAAAAGCACCTAGATTTGATCTAGATGTTTTTTCTGGTATTTTCAGACATTTTAATTTACAAAATAAATTATTTTATTTAACTAAATATTACCAAATTTTAGATAAATATCCAATACTTTTTTTATTTTCTTATAACTTGAACTTGTATTCCCTCTATAGCTTTACCATATATACCAGCATAATCAGTTAAATCAGTAACCCAAGGAAGCCATCTTCCTCCTACATATGTTCTATATTGAACGCTATAATTATCTAATCCTACTAATTCCATTTGTAAACCATCGATATTTTTACTTAATATACCAGCGTAATCTTGTCTATCAGTAACCCAAGGCAACCATTTACCATCTATAGTATGAACTCTGTATCTTATACTACCTTCATTTAAACTAGCGTATATTGCTTGTATTGGTTTTCCAAAGATGCCTGCATAGTCATTTAAATTAACTACATTAGGTAGCCATTTTCCTTTTGCATGGACTTGATATGTTACATCAATATTTTTATTTATAGTTGTACTTTTTGAACCTCTAACTAACCTATTTTTAAAATTCCACCATCTAGCCCAATTATTATCATGAAAAGCAGATGGACAATCTTTTCTAGAGGCGTCATAGTGTCTTACAACATGATTTGCATCTATACCATATTTTTTCATAAGATATCTTGTTAATTCTAAAGTATTTTCTACCGTTTTTTCTGATATTCTTCCGTTATCAGTTCCACATATTTCTATAGCTATAGAATTTCTATTATTTATTCCATATCTATTATGACCATCTCCACAATGCCAAGCACCGTTATAATCTTCTACTACTTGATATATTTCATTATCATCTACAAAGTAATGTGCTGATGCATTTCTATTTCCTCCATAAAAATAATCTGCATTATTCTTAGCAGTATCACCTATATTTCCAGTATAATGGATTACAATATACTCTACGTTATTTCCTTCATAGTGATTATATGGACTTATTTTTCTTTTTATATTTAACATGGTACTACCTCCTAAAATTTATGTTTTTATATTTTAAAAAGGCAATAAAAAAAGACCTCAAAGAGTCTAATTTACTGCCTTTTATTAAACTTAATCTAAAATTATTTTCAATTTATAAATAATGCATTAATAATGTGTATATAATGTTTAAAAACATTATTTATAAATTGTATATAAATTATTTGTTATCTTTTAACCCTTTTGTAGATGGATCTACAACTACACCTATAACTGCTGCTGCAACTGCAACAACTGCAACTGGATTAGCTAATATATCTAATAAAGCATTACCTAAAAGATTCCAACTTGTTAAAGTTTTAAAATCAACTCCAGCGGCACTAAATATAACACCCCCTAACCCTAACCAAAAATATGGATTTTTTACTCTGTTTTTCATTTGTACCATCTCCTTTTATTTAAATAAATGATTTTGTATAGCATAAAAAAAGAAACCTATAACCCCACTACAAATAAAGCCAAAGCCCCATTTTAATGTACTTATAAGTCCTTCTATACTCTTACATAAGTTATCTATTTGTATGTCTCTTTTCACATCATTTTGCTCTAATCTATCAAGTCTTTCATCATGATTATTAATACGTTTATCATGATCCTTTAGCATGTGCTCTGCTACTTCATTATTCATATTAACTCCTTATAAAACTAAAGATTTATATTAAAAAAGAGATTCTTAAGCTTCTAATGAAACTATTAAATCTTCTCTACCTTCACTTATTAATATTTTGTCTATTTCATCTTTGTATTTCATCCACTTTGGAACTATTAATTTATACTCTAATCCATCTCCTCCATTTGCTTTTTCTATTATTCTACTTGCTATATATAAAGCCATTTAACTCACTCCCATCAATAAATTATCAACGACATTCTTAGTCATATCTAACTCTTTAATTAGATTTTCTTTATCTTGTTTTAATTTCTCATTTTCATTTTCTAATATCTTATTTTTTTCATAAATACTCTTAACTGCTTCATTAATATTTACAATAACTGCATTATTTTCTTCATCATACTTTGAAAAATCTTCTTGTAATAACATAGTTTCTACACTAGCAGTATCTGCTCCAACTGATCTACCTGGTGAAGTAGCAGATAAGGAATAACTAGCAGCAAGTGTAGCGTTATAAATACCAAAGCCATTCATATTAAGAGGTCTTAAAAAGTCTATTTGTTGAATATTTGCATATAACTTTATAACATCTTTGTATTTTCCATTTAGAAGATATCCTATTGATGTAGTATCTCCACCATATAGCCCCCCACCGTAGAAACTTCCTCCAGTTGGTAATGTTAAATTCGATTCTATATATAGAGAATTTTTTGCATGATAAATATTTAAAAGAGAATCATCACTTTTAAGTATTGTAAATCCTCCTTTAAATCTAGGCGAAGTATTAAATAAGGCTGATTGATGGAAAATACATGGCGTGTTCATAAAATTAATACCACCACTTATTAAATTATTTCCTAAAAAGTTGTGTAAATCTTGTTGAGCAATAAGTATATATGGAACCATGTTTAGTTGGTCATCATCTGTCAATTCAGTTGTTGCTCCTATTGCAAAATAGTGGGCAGAACCAGTTAAGCCAGTTGTAACCCCTCTATAATGAGATGTAACTTTATTAGATGCAAACATGCCTAATAAATCACCATTATTAACGTCATATGCATATAAAGAACCTTTCTTTATTGCCATTTTCTTTTGTTGTTGAACATTGGTAAATACAACACTATCAGCAGTCATTTTTGAATAAGAACCATCCATATGTTTAACACCTATACCAGTTTGGTCTACAAAGGTTATACCAGCATAAATTTCATCATCACATGACTTATAAGGATATGCAACACTTCCTTCAAAACAACAAGCTTCTTTTATATGAAAATATAAACCAGGTCTATATTCTCCTTCCCACCCTAACATTATGTTCATAGTAGTAGTAGATTTGGCAGTAAAGGTTATAGAAACCCTAGTCATTATTCCATCTTTTGTATCAAAACTTACATTACCTAATCTATAAGCACCTATATCATTTGACATAATAAAGTTATAATTAAGTTCTTTTATAATATTGGATTCTACCCAAAATGCTAATGTGTATGTTTTATTAGTTTCCATTGGAAAAGCAGGAACTTGTATACCAAAAGTAACATGTCCACTTGTTTGAGTAGGCTCTACTCTTAAAATATATGTTTCTGTTAAAGATATAAACTCTAATGTTTCCTTTGAGTTCCAAACTCTCCAAAATTTCCAACTATTTCTAAAATCTCCGTTAGGAACTAATTGAGATTTTCCTGTGTTTTGAATCTGAAATTCAAATTTATTACTAAATTGTTTAAATTGTGATTGGGTAGCATACATAGCATCTGTTTGACCTTTTGTATAAAACTCAGAGTTAACAGTACTTATTATTGCTGCTTTAGTTATCTTTTGTTCTGCCTCAGCTTTCCATGTACTAAGTCCAGATACTTGACCAGCTAAGCTTTGATTATTAGTTTCTACTGCATTAACTTTAATAGTAATGCTATCTAATTTCATATCTATAGTAGAAAGTTTACTATTTGTAGAAGATAATTGGTCTTGTACTTCTTCTGGAGCTAAAGACCAATCTGTAGCTTTATTTCCAAATTCAAGTTTAGGCCTACCTATTTTAATTTTAGAACCTCCACATTGAATATATAAACCTATGTAAGATACTGTTTTTATAGGTTTATTTGATATAGTTAAAGTTCTAGATAATCTACCTTTGTAGTTAACTTTTTTGGCATCTAACCAACATCCAACATATTGAGTAGTTCCATCTTCAAAATCAACACCTAACTCAAATCCTAATCTATTTTTAATGCCTTCAGTCATATTTTCAGCATTAATTTCTACTGAAATTGTAACTTCTCTACCCCTTAATTGTTTAGGGTCTATTGCCATACTAAAAACAGTAAGAGATCCAGGTATTTTTTCTAAGTATACATTTGTTCCTTTAAGTAAATTCCTAACACCTATTTGAATATTATCTATTTTATTGTTTAATCTAGTTTCAGTTTGACTTAAAGTTAACGTCATACTATTTAAGTTTCTTTCAACAGAATTTACTTTAGTATCAACACTAGTTATAAGTCCTGTTGCCTCATTTATTTGGGTAGTATGCTTTCCTATAGTACTTTTTAAGGAGTCTACAGTTTCAACAGTCCTGTTATAATCATCTTTAAGTAAAACTGTTTTACCATCTTTAACTATTTGAGTGTTATTAATAACAGTACTAATTTGGCCTTGTATAACACCTATAGTTGTACTATGGCTTTCTGTTAAAGTCTTATTGATATCAGATTGTTTTTTCAATGAGTTAAAAGCTACATCTAAAGTTTGATTTTGATTATTCAATTTTATCTTTGTAGCATTTAATGTATGTGTATTTGTATCTTTATTAAATCCTTCTGAGAAACTAGAATAATCTATTTGCTTTTCTCCTACTGAATTACTAGCAATCATATTAGATTTTATTAAATCATTAGCTATAGCTTTTTCTTTTACTCCAGTATGATCTATTAATACACTTTGTCCATCTTCACCTCTAATAATGAAATTAAAGTCTCCTTTAGCATCTTTTCCCATTTGGATCCTAACTTTATTATTTTTATCTTTAAATTGTAAAGTAGTTCCTATAATTTCAATTCCACCATCATCAGATTTAATTTTTACTTTGTTAGTGCTTATTTCTCCTGCATTAATTTTAGATGCATTTACACTAACTATATTTGCATCATCAACAAATATAGTTTTCATGTTTAAACTATCACCAGTAATACCGCCTACTTGTATATTTTCACTAGATAAATTTCCATTTACAAGAGTTCGTATATTACCGACATTAGCTTCTAATACTTGTATAGTCGCATTTGTTGCATGCAAATCTGTTATGTTAGCTTTATTTGCATTTAAATTAGTTATAGAAGCATCATGTTTTACAACTAATTTATCTATAGTAGCAACGTTAGTTGTAAGGCTTCCTATCTGAGCGTTAACCGCAGTTAATTGACCAGATATAGTAACATCTTGAGCTTCTAAATTAACTATTTTTGCATTTATAGCTTTAATGTTTGTAGCTTCTATAACTTCTTTGTAGAAATCTTTTATTTGATTAGTTTCTATACCATCTATAGTAGAACCCTTTACAGTTCCATTATCAGTAGTTATATTTTCTACTGTGTCAGCTGCTTCTTGAAACTGAGTTTGAATATCTTCAAAGCATAAAGTCGTATTAGCAAGTTCTACACTATCTTTTTCATGTTCATCTGGAAATTCTATTATTTTAACTATTCTTTGTTTATCTTTAAATTTATCTTCTTTAGATATAAGAGTTATTGTATCTCCTAATTTATAATCCAAAATATTTTTATATTTATCATTAAGCTTTGCTAAATTTAAAATTGCAGCAGAATAAGATCTAAA